CGCGAAACCCAAACCCATCTACGGAGCCAATCGCCCACGAGTCTTGCTGGGCCAAAATCCGCTCGATGTCCGCCTTGGTTGCCCAGAAGGTGCCGTCGGGCTGGTCGGCTGGAAACTTGCCGCCGCCGAGGTACTTGCCCCAGGAGTTCATCACCAGGGCACCGTCGCGGGGCTGCTTCGCCTCCGGCCCGGCGTTCTTCGCAAAGCGAATCCCAACGACCGCCATCTGGTGCATCCAGACCGACCGGGCGGCGCAAAAGCCATCGGCATCGCGGTCGCCGCTGGCAAAACCGACCGACGACGCGATCGTCACCGGGTAGCCACTGCCGATCGCCGCCACCAACTCCTGCCAGTTGCGGACGTTGACCACGTGCCGGCAGGGATGCTTCTTTGCGACGGCATCGAGCCGGCCGGCATCGCCCTGCCCGCCGTTGCCGTAGGCTCCCCACGCCTTCGCACGGTCTGGAGAATAGACCGAGAGATCGGTCTCGCCGTACTGCTTGCGGTAGACCACGCCCCAGTCACGTAGCCAACGGGCCGCCGCAGATCCGGTGCTGCCGTCGCTGTAGCCGCCAACGGGCGAGCGGCCGTCTCCGCTCTTTCCGCGGGCCTCCACGCGCGATCCGCCGTAGATGCTCTCGGTCGCCGGCAGCAGCGGGGCCTCGGCAATCTTGCCGAGGGTCCAGTCGATGCTCTCGGCACAGAAGACGGCGTGCATTGCGCCCCAGCTGACGCAGTCGCCGATCCCCTGCCGGCCAACCACGAACGGCTTGCCGTAGCGAGACTGGTGGGCGGCATTCATCGCCCGGTAGAGGAAGGCGTCTTTTTCGACGGCCTTCTCCATGGCTTCCGGCCCAGCGTCTGAAAAGAATTTCTCGTCGCCAAGCTCGGCCAGGAACTGCCGCGTCACCTCCGGGTCGGGCGTGTAGCCGAACTGGCCGACGACAGGCACGGCACGCCACGAGCGCGTGGCCATGAACGCCGCGGCCAGCAGAAGGGCCGCAGCGAGCATCAGCCGCCAGTTAGGAAGGTGGTTACTTCGCAGCGTCACCGCAGACCCTCCCCAGGTGGCGGTAGGCGGCGATCCACTTGGCACGCCCCTCGGGCGTTATTGGTCCGCCCGACGTGCCGACGGCTGCGTCGAGGTAGTGCTGGATGGCATCTCGGACGAGCGGCTGCCGCTGCCCGATCGACTCGCCTCGGCAGCGGGCCTCGCGGGCCGCGACCCGCAACTCATCGAAGGCCACGCCCGACTTGAGCCGCGGCTCCTCGAGCATGCCGTCCCACTCAATGATGCTGGCGAGCTCGCCGCACAGTGCCGAAAGCACGGCAGCATCGTCCGCAGCCGACGGCCCTGTGAACTTGCCGCGCAGGCTGAACTCGCCGGGAGCGGGCGGCGCTGGCGTCGGCTCGGGCTTCCGCCCCGGCAGCGACCACCACAGGCCGACGATCAGCAGGACGATGCCCAGCGGCACGCGGTAGCTCATTTGTCGCTCCCGGCCACCAGGGCTAGCGTGAGCGTGTCGATGGCGGCCTTGGCCTTCTCGTCGAGCGCGGCCGTGGCCACGAGCCGCTTGCGGACGTTGGCCAGGTCGAGCATCGAGCGATGAAACGTCACGCCAGCAGGCTCGGCAGGCTTGGCTGCCAGCACGCTGGCACCGAGCCGGATCATCCATGGCGAAAACAGGAGCAGGCAGGCGGCTCCGACGAGCAGCGACGGCATCATTGGGCAGACATCCTCACGAGGGGAAGAATTGATTCGATGGCACCGGCGGCGGCCATGAGCACGAGCGAACGGACCGAGCCACGAACGACGAGCCAGATCGGCCACGCGAGCGTCGGCACGCACTTGTCGGCCACGGCGTCGAAGAGCATGGCAACGGCGTCAAGGCACCACGCCTTCTTCTCTTCGTTTGTGTCCGGCAGGCTATCGACCGCAGCCACCACGACTCGCAGCAGGGCCGTGACAAGCTCGGCGAACTCGCTCACGGTGAGGCCGTCGGCGGCCTTGGCCTTGGCGATCGTGACGAACGCGCGGACCTTCTCGGCAACCGTGCCGAGGTCTTTCGCGGCGGTCAGTGGCGCAGTGCTGATCATGTGGCTTTCACTCCGACGACGTGGATTTCGACATCGACGGCCGACGCGCCGCCGTTGGTGAGCGTGAGGTCGTCTTCGGCCCAGCCGGCCGCCGACGGATTCGTGGCGTAGACCACGCCGCCTGCGGCCAGCACCGCCGTCAGGCTCGTTCCCATGGCCACGGTGACGGCCGTGGTGGTTGAGAGGTTGCGAATCGCCACGACCTTCTGCTTGGCAAGGTTGAGCGTGCCGGTGCCAGTGAAGACGTTGAGGGCGAGGGCCTCGAGGTCCACGGTCACGGTCGTCGAGGCGGCGACGGTCCGCACGTCCTTCCAGTAGCGGTTGGCCTGGTCGGCTCCCGTGCCGTCGGCAAGTGTCACGGAATAGCTGACGGTTGCCGTGTCGGTCACGTCGGTGAGGTTGAGCGTGTCCACCACCTTGGGCGTGAGCCGCAGCGAACCGGTGAGCGAAAACTCGGTGGCCATCAGCCGCTGCCTCCCGAGCCGCCGGCCGCGGCCACGCTCGTGCCGATGAGGTAGAGCGAGTACGTGACGCTTGCCCCGTTGGGGTTCGCGATCCTGATGACGCTGTTGTCGGCCGTCACCTCCCAGGCGTCGGTCTGGTTCACGGCGATCCACTCGGAGCCCGGCCCGACCTCGGCGGCATAGACCACTGTGGGGCGTCCTGGGTCCACACCCACGAGCAGACGGCGCCCGGCCGTGGTCGATTCGTTGACGACGCGGATCACCCGCAGCTGCCGGAAAACGAACGGCACCGACACGTCGAGCGCCTGCTGCGTGAGGTTGAGCAGGTCGAACGACTCCACCTGATTGGCGGCGATCGTCCGTTGGTCGGCAAAGACGAGATCAGCCTGACCGGGGCCGTTTCCGTCGGCGATGTTGTAGGTGGCCGCCTGCGTCTTCCGGTTCGTGATCGTGCCGACTTCCTGTGTGTCGGTGCGAGTCCACGTCAGGCTCGTCTGCACGCGCCCGGTCAGCACGTCGGTGAGCGTGTCAGCCATCTAGACGAGCCCCATTTCGATCGCTTGGCGGGCAGAGGCAACCGAGCACCCAAGGCGGAATGCGACGAGCTCCAGGTCGGCTTTAGAGAGACGTTTGGGCGGCCGGCTCGTGACTTTCCCCCAGTGCTGCGGCTTTGGCTGGTAGGTCGTGGCGAGGGAAGTGATGTCGCCTGGTGCGGCCATCGGCTCGCGCCCGTCAGCACCACTTCGCCGAAAATGTGCCGCCGCGATCATGCCTGCCTCCAGCCATCTAGGGTGCCGGGGGCGGGTGCGATTTCGCAGGGGCTATGGTTGCTGCGACTCGCGCCGCAACACCTCTGCAATCACGCTGTAGGCGGCGATGTCCTTGAGCGTGTCTTCGATTCCATCGAACTCGACTCGGCCGTTGTGGCAGTACGCTTTGAGCCGCTGCATCTTGTCTGCCATGCGGATCAGGCACGCCTTCCACGGCTCGATGTTGACGACCTCCGCACCGTTGCGAATGTTGGCGAGGGCGTCTTCGTCTTCGCCATAGTCAAGCGTCTTGGCCAAATGCAGCCGCTTGATCTCGTCGAGTACGGCGATGAACTGGCGAGAGCCGGGGCGCAGGCCGTCGTCGGCAAGAACGCCAGCCCCTAGCGGCCTCCGCTGCGGCTCGATGGCGTTTCGCAGTTCACGCTCGCCACGCAGAATCCAGTCCTCTGAGATGTCCTCCGTGCTGGTCGTGGTCACGGGTCCAACATCGAGAGCGGCGTCGGCGGCCTTCGGCATCATGTCCATCACGTCCTGCATGTCCCTGATCTCCTTCAAGAGCGTTTCCCTTTCCATCAGCAATCGGTGGCAGTCCGCGGCGAGCGAACCGGCCGTGCCGGTCCATTGCCCCATGTAGCGGTTCTTCCGCTTGCGGACCTCTTCAAGGTATTCGGCAGTCAAGCGCGTCACGCGGCACCGCCGATCCGCGGGCCAGCGACGTGCATGGCAGAGAGCCCACCGGCAGCGTCATAGATGAACGCTTCCATGGCCTCGCGCTGCCCGACCCAGCCGTTGACGGCGTGGTAGTCGTCCGGCGGCGATAACGACGGGGCGATGCGCACGAGCACGCCGTCGATAGTCTCGATCGGGCGGCTCCATTCCGCCGACTGATGATGTAGGTGGCCGGTGTGCCATTCTCGGTAGGGGCAGTTGCTCCACGCAGCAGGCTGCTCAAGGGCCATGACCTGCGGCAGTTTCTTCTTCGCCTTGTGGCCGTGGGCAAAGCCGAGTAGGTTGCGGCCGTAGGTGATGTATTGGCGGCCGGTGTAGGCGCCGGAGACCGTCACTCGGCCATCGGCGCGGAATCGCTCCTGCATGATCCGCTGATATGCCCACGAGAGCGTCTCATCGTGGTTGCCGTTGACCACCAGGGCGTCGGTGGGCGCGATGGCCGCCGCCTTGTCCACGATTTCGAGCAGCGTGTCGCACCCCATGCCGATCATCTTCTGGAGGCGGCCGTCGGTGCTGCCGGCCAGCGGCGTGCCGCCGGTCGTCGTGAGGCCCGGCGTGTCGGCGTGGAACAAGTCGCCGAGATAGGCCACGAGCACGCGGCCAGGCTTGTAGGTCTTGCAGATGTCCAGCAGGCGGCCGGAAGCCGATGCGACACGCTCGGCGGCGATGGCCAGGTCGTAGTCGTCATGCCCGGTGCCGTCGCTCCAGGCGTATTTTCCAAAGTGGCAATCCGCCACGATCAGCACGGCGTAGGCGTCCGCCTTGGCGGCCTTGGGCTTCTTCACAGCCGGGCGGCGAATGCCCTGGGCACCGGCGATCATCGCCTCGACCACCTCGCGGGTCGTCGGGCCGCCGCGCGGCTTGAGCCGCACGAACACGCGGTGGAGCTCGGTGACGACCGGCTCGCCCGTCTCGCGGTCGGCCGTGAGCCCTTCCCACTTCGTGGCCTCCGATGCGGCGACCTCAAACCGGGTCAGGTCTGCCTCGATGTGCCGGAGCAGATCCTCGACGGTGCGGATGCGAGCCGAGACGCTCTTGGCCTCGATGCCGTCGGCCGTCGCCTTCTTCGTCACCTCCTCGATCGTGACGCCCTTGGTGGCGGCAGTCTTGGCAGCAATCTCCTTTACGGCTTTTCCAGCCATTGCAGAACTCCCTGCGGCCCGACCTGTGCGATGCCATGCCGCTTGAGGTATTCGCTGATCGCCCGTGCCGCCGTGATCTTGTGCCGGCCGAACTTGCCCTCCCGCGATGCCGCCTTGATTTCGACGAGCGTCTCGCGGTGCTCGTCATCGACTCTCCATTCCCACGAGAGCCGCTGCCGCTCGGGAATGCTGCTGGCGATCTCGTCTACCGCCGACGGCTTCTTGGCCATGCGTCAGTCCTCCTCGGGTCTGAGCAAACCACAGGCGTCAAGAAAGCCGCTCATCGTGCCCGCAAAATCTTCGACGGCCTCCTCGTTGAGGTCAGGCCACCGAGCGTGGATCATCTCGTGCAGGATCGTGTCCACGAGGTCCGCCACGTCCATGCCAGCCCGCAGCCGGATGGTCTTGGTGTCGTAGTCGCAAATTCCGTAGCAGTCCTTGAGCCGCTGGTCCCACTGAACCTTCCAGCGCTGGCCGCCGATGTAGACCGTGCGTCGCTTGCGAGCCATGCGTCACTGCGCCGGGGAGAAGTTGCCCGACCACTTGCCAGCCAGGTCGGCGGCGGCATCAGGGATGAACCGGCGGTTGACAATGCCGGGAATCACCTTGCCGGCCACGATGTCGTCCTTGCCGCCGCAGGCGTGCTGGAAGACGACGTTGCCCTGCGTGTCGTGCTGATAGATGGCAGGGGCGTGCCAGCGTGGATTCCGCGGCGGCATGTGGTATTGCTCGCCGGCCAGGTGCCACGCCAGCAGGAACGTGTCCTTGTCGCCATACACGACCTGATACATGCGGTCGGACCAGTCGTTGAGGAACCACGCGAGATCGAGGGCGGCCAAGCACCGCTGCCGGTTCACGAGCATCTGCCCGCTCTCAAACGCCCGAGCGGCGGGATTGTGGGCGAGACCCACTGCG